GCTTGTTGAAACATCAGTTGGTGAATCACTGTTCCGGGTCTGTTCCGGACGGTGAGGTGAAATACGTTGTCAATGGCACAAGAATGAGTGGTGACATGAATACCTCTTTGGGTAATTGTGTGCTCATGTGTTCCATGATGAAAGCGTATTTTCTTCACAAACGTGTTGATGCCCAGCTCGCCAATAACGGCGATGATTGCGTCGTTTTTTTAGAACGACGTGATTTGGAGAGGTTCTCCGCTGGGCTGACAGAATGGTTCCTCGAATTAGGGTTCAACATGGTGGTTGAGGCCCCTGTTGATGTTTTCGAGAAGGTAGAGTTCTGTCAAACCAAACCGGTTTTTGATGGCGAGGAGTGGATCATGTGTCGCAACCCACACACTGCACTAGCAAAGGATTCAACTATGTTGAAATGTTGGGATAGTCCTCAGCTTTTCAAGGGTTGGCTAGATGCGGTGGGCACCGGTGGATTGTCTCTCTCTAGTAGACTGCCCGTGTTTCAAGCGTTTTATAGTAGTTATGTCCGATCTGGTAAGAAGCGTGCCATCTCCGAGGATTTACTACCTTGGAGCTTCAGGAAATTGTGTGATGGCATGAGGCGCAAACCAGGTCCTGTTCTACCTGAGACTCGTTGCTCATTTTGTGAGGCGTTTGACATAACGCCTTGTGAGCAAGTTGAGTTTGAGGCTTATTTTGATAAGCTTCGCGTCTCCGCAATTCCTGGCCCTTATCAGGGCCGCCCCTTATTTATGTAGGGGGCAACCGCAGGGTTTGTAGGGTGTTTCACGCCACCCCGGTCCCAGTGTGGGGTCTTCTGTTTAACCGACTAAATCCAATTTGATGGGCTAATATAAATGCCAAGAGACTGCACAGTCGGCGGTTACGTACAGGAGATGAACAGTCCGTCTGTGGGGACGGATCCCATAATTCCCATATTATGTTTGCTAGTCCCAACATTGATACTTTGGTTCCTCCTAAGTTCAAACAACCCACTTCAATCGCAAGAACCGAGCAATATTTCCAGTCACGTAACGAGTACAATCGTAAGAATCCGAAGAGCACCCTTGTTTCCGAGTCCCATCGCTCTATGCCTAAGCGTGCTTCTGCGCAAACTGATAAGGCGTTTGAGACTATCGGAGCCACTGCTGCGACTGCTGGTGCCGCTGCTGGAATTTTTCCCGCATTAGCGCCTGTTGCTGCTGGTTTGGGTGTTGGATACGGTGTTTACAAACTCGGTAAGAGTTTTGATCTCTGGTGATGCAAGAGAGTTTCCCTCAGGGTTCTCGTGCCGGTGTAAACAATTTGAAGCGTCAGGTTGAATTTGTTCTTAGGAATCAAATGGCTCCCAAGAAACAATGGGTTAGGAAAACCCAGACTGCCCAGAAGGCCTCCCCTGTGCCTCGTCGTGTTCGTAATGCTAATGTTCGCGCTAGTAGGTCGCAGGTCCCTGTGTTTGGACCTGTGGCTACCATTGACACTGCTCCTGTTTCCATTGGAAACACTTTTGG